ACGAAGAGCTGCCGTTCTAACTGGAGGTAAATATGGACAAAATTACATATGATGAACAGATGAAGCAGGGAGCAAAGATTGCGTCTTTGGACATCCCTGTAAAGGACAAGGTGCTTCGTATGGCGAGATTGGGGCTGTCAGATTTCCAGATTGGCAACTTTCTGAATCTTGCACCGATTGATATCATCTTGATGACTGAGGAAAAGTAAATAGCTACAGCTCAGAGTTTCGGCTCTGGGCTTTTTTGATTGGAATTAAAGGGATGAATGAAAGGAGATAACAGTATGAATTGAGGTATGAAATATGGTAAGCAACTTTTTCAGCGATTTAAGAAAGGCTAAGGTTGGTGAGGGCATCGTTCTGGATGTCCTGCGGAACTGTTCAAAAGACAAGTACGAGATTTCCGATGTGAGCGATAACAGGGATTACTACTACAAGGGTGACATTGATGTTTATGACTCTGGTGAGGACAAGCATTATCTGATTGATGTCAAGATGGACTCCAAGATTGCGGAGACACACAACATCCTCTGCGAAGAGGAAGTGTACTATGAGGAGACTGGTGAGTATCGTCCGGGCAACATGGCATCCGACTACGACTACATCGCAATCATCTCTGTCAAGGCGCAGAAGATTTATATCATCGACTTCCAGCTACTCAAAGCGCATTACAAAGAGGGACGAGACTATGTGAAGAATCATGGCGAGCAGACTACTTACGGTACGCTCTTTTCTCTGGCAAAAGCTCGGGACTATGGCATGATTGATGCCGTCATCGACTACAACGAGATAAAGTGTGCCAACGGTGACAAGGTGTATATCCCCAAAAACATCGTGCAGTGGCCTTACAGCCTCAAAATGAAATTCTAAATATAACGGAAAGGGATGGCTTTGCGGCTGTCCCTTTTCTGCGTTTCAGGAAGGAGAGGATGATATGTCCAATAGTTCTCTGGTGACTTATACGAGAATCACCAACAACAAGACAAGCCCCAGAAATCATGCGATTGATACAATTACCATCCACTGCATCGTTGGACAGTGGACTGCTAAGCAGGGCTGTGACTATTTCGCTACAACTGACAGAGAATGCTCTGCCAACTATGTTGTAGGCAAGGATGGCTCTATCGGCCTGTCCGTCGATGAAAAGGACAGAAGCTGGTGTTCTTCTAATCGTGACAACGATCACCGTGCTATCACGATTGAGGTGGCAAGTGATACCACACATCCTTATGCCGTGACTGATGCGGCGTACAAGGCTCTGATTGACTTGGTGACTGATATTTGCAAGCGCAACGGCATCAAGAAGCTCGTGTGGAGCACAAACAAGAGTGACAGAGTAAATCATAGGAACGGTTGCAACATGACTGTTCACCGTGACTTTGCTAACAAGGCGTGTCCTGGCGACTATCTGTACGAGCGCCATGACGAGATTGCTGCAGAGGTAAACAAGCGTCTGGGTGCCACAGAAACGGCCTCTAAAACGCTTTACAGAGTGCAGGTGGGCGCTTTTAGCGTTAAGGCTAATGCAGAGGCTTACCTGAAGAAAATCAAGGCAGCGGGCTTTACAGATGCCTTTATTACGACTGTACAGAAATAAGAAATAACGAAGAAAGGTGGTGAGAGAGGATGGCGAACGGCAAAAGTGGTAAGGAAAATCTTATTCCTCTGACTGAGAGAACAAAGGAGGAGCAAAGGGAAATCCGAGTAAAAGGTGGTAAGGCTTCAGGTGAGGCCAGACGCAAGAAAAAGGAGCTGAAAGAGCTGCTTGAGCTGGCTCTCTCTCAGCCTTGTGAAGAGAATCCAGATATTGATAACTGGACGGCTGTTACGATTGCGCTGATGAAGAAAGTCAAGAGTGGCGACACCAAGGCTTACGAGGTTATGCGTGACACAATCGGACAGAAGCCGACAGACAAGATTGAGACAGAGATGAAGGGAGACATCAGCATCAACATCTCTGTAAAGGAGTAAGAGGGATATGGCGAACATCAATTTGAGCCTTGAGAAAGGCTTGTTCGTGCCAAAGTTCTTCCCTCTGCTCTTTGACTATTCGCACCGATGGGAATGTTACATGGGCAGTGCTGGCTCGGCTAAGAGCTACTTCATCACGCAGAAGCTGATTATCAGGGCTTGCAGTGAGAAGATTAGGATTCTGGTGTGTAGGCGCTATGGTACAACGCTGAGAAACACCTGCTTCAGCCTGTTCAAGGATATTCTCACCAGATGGAAACTGACTCCCTATGTGAAGATTCGTGAGACGGACTTCAACATCAAATTCCCTAACGGCTCGGAGATTATCTTCATGGGCTTGGACGAAGAGACGAAGCTACTCTCTCTGAACAACATTGGCGCTATCTTTATCGAGGAAGCGTATGAGGTGCCTAAGCCTATCGTGGAGCAGCTCAACCTGCGTCTGCGTGGCGATACACCCAATCAGCAGATTCTGATGGCGTGGAACCCTATCAACCGCAATCACTGGCTCTATGACTTCTGTGAGGTAAACCCGCCAGAGTCATTCGTGTACACACACTCCACATTCAGGGACAATCCTTTCTTGAATGACGAGTATGTGCGAGAGCTTGAGGAAATGTACACACGAAACCCCGCTAAGGCAAGGGTATTCTGTGATGGCATTTGGGGCGTTGATGCTGAGGGCTTGGTTATTACCAACTGGAAAGAGGAAGAGTTTGATCCTATGGAGCTGGCGGCGGCTGGCTTAGAACACAGAGCCGGTATGGACTTGGGTTGGATAGATAAGAGTGCAATCATTGATTCGCTCTACGACAAGGCCAACCGGACTATTTATGTGTTCAATGAGTTCTACAAGAGCGGGTGTCAGTTGTCTGAACTGGCGACTGCGGTAAAGGATATGAACCTGCATCGCACAAAGATATTCGTGGACGCTGCTGAACCTCGTAGTATCCAGTTCTTTAGGAACGAGGGTATCAGAGCTGAGGCGTGTGCCAAGGGCAAGGACAGCGTAAAGGCAGGGCTTATGTTCCTGCAGGATCACAGGATTGTTGTTCACCCGAAGTGTAAGAACTTCATTACTGAACTGGAGAACTTCTCCTATGTAAAAAGCAAACAAACTGGCGAATGGACAGAGGATACAACTCACGAGTGGAGCCACGCCATTGATGCTTGTCGATATGCTTACAGTGATATTTACACCAACACAAAACTGAAAACATTGAGCAAACAGGCTCTTGGTTTATGAGGAGGATGCTTATGGCATTGGAATATATCTATGACGCCATTAGAGCCACTGCAGGCGAGGACATCGGCATCTCAGCAACAATCACCGACGAGTATGGTGATGCCATTGAGAGCGGGTGTGGCTTTAGGCTGCATGACAAAGACGGCGAGGTTATTTACTCCGCTGATGGCGATTATTTGGGAAGCGGGCTTTGGACATTCAAGCTCCCCGCTTCTGAAACAACTGGACTGAAAGGCAGATACACCTACAGTATCAGCCAAGAGGATAACACACTGTGTTTCCAGACACCGATTTATTTTAAGTAAAGGAGGGAGCTAAATGGGTATTGAACTTCAAAAGGCTGGCGGTTCAATCGCTCTCCAGAAGCAGATGCTCAAGGGCGATGACGGCGGCTACTACACTCCCTCTGTAGACGAGCATGGCAACCTGACTTGGATTCCCTCTGACGAGAGTATGGCTCCCGCTGAGGGCGCAAATATCAAGGGTGAGGCATTCACCTATGAGGACTTTACACCGGAGCAGCTTGAGGCTCTGAAGCCTGTCAAGGGCGTTGATTACTTCGATGGTGAAGACGGCGTTGACGGCAAGGATGGTTACACACCAGTAAAGGGCGTGGACTATTTTGATGGCAAGGATGGCGCAGATGGCTACACTCCCGTTAAAGGTGTTGACTACTTCGATGGTGAGGACGGCAAGGATGGTGCTACTGGTGCCACCGGTGCTACGGGCGCTACTGGCGCAGATGCTCTGATGACAAGTGAGCGTATGTATGAGTCCGAGCGTGTTACTGGCACGAATAACACATATCTGTTTGCAAAATCCTTTTTCTCACGAACCCCTAAAGTGGGAGATATTTTTGCGACTTTTTTTGTGCATGACAATACTACACCCGCTGTTACCTATTTTGCGACATTCAAAGTAAACAGCCAGTATGACAGCACCTATTGGAAATGCTATACGACTGGCGTAGAAACCAGAATTACTGGCACTGCGGGTGCTGATGGTGCCGCAGGTGCTGACGGCGAGGACGGCGTTACTCCCCACATCGGTGATAATGGCAACTGGTTCATCGGTGAGACTGACACTGGTGTAGCAGCTCAGGGTGAGACTGGTGCTACGGGCGCAACAGGTGCTCCTGGTGAAGCGGGTGCAGATGGTTATACGCCCGTAAGAGGTACTGACTACTGGACTGAGGAAGATAAGGCTGAGATCGTGGCGGCTACTGTTGCGGCTCTGCCTGTGTATGGAGGGGAGGTTGAAGCTGTATGAGCGAACTGAATATTGAGGTAGCTGGTGGCACTTCAACACGACTCCTGACGGCGGGGAAATATTGCGATAAGAACATTGTGGTTGTGGCAAGTGGTGGCGAACCTGCGATTGAGGCACTGGATATTACAGCCAATGGTACTTATACGGCTCCCGATGGTGTGGATGGTTATAGCCCTGTGACGGTGAATGTGCCGCAGGATGGAGCACCGCCTGAAGAGGCGTTTGTGATTACTGGCGATTGTACCTATCGATTTGCACATAACGGTTGGAACTGGTTCATTGAGAATCATGGCGACAAAATTACAACCAAAGACATTAATAGCGCAACCAATATGTTTTCCAACTCCAGTGATATAACCGAGATTCCTCTTGAGTTTAATTTTGTAGATGGTGGATGTGAAACAAACGGTATGTTTGGGTACTGCAAAAACTTAAAAAGTGTTCCAAGTATTGATTTTAAGCACACAAACACCTACAAAAACACTGGTTCAATGTTTATAAGCTGTGAACATCTGACAAGCATCGGTGCTCTCAAAAATATGTATCCATCATCATTGGCTTACTTCTTTGGATCTTGCTACCTCTTGAGAGAGTTACCTGCTTTTGAGAATCTGAACCTTGATCGTATTCATTCATACAATTATGCGGGTACAAACGCTATGTTTAATTCCTGTCGTTCTTTAAGAAATATTCCTACAGATATTCTTAGAGAATTATACATACCGTCATCCACCACATCTTATCAAGTGTATTATAACGGATTTACTTACTGTTCTGCTCTTGACGAGCTTGTTGGATTGCCGGTAAACGAAGCTGTCACAGTTACATCAACTCTTTTCTATAACACCTTTACTCAATGCTGCAGACTAAAGTCTATCATCTTTGAAACCAACGATGACGGTAGCGCAAAAACGGCAAAATGGAAATCCCAAACGATTGAATTGTCTGGAGGTACTGGTGCTGATTATGCAGTGGGGAATACATTCGCATCAACATGGGTTACCGACTATAATTCTGGTATCACAGAGGATAAGCGGGTGTATAACGATGAAACTTATCAGGCACTCAAAGATGATCCTGACTGGTTTACCACCAACAGGTATTACTCCCGCTACAACCACGACAGCGCAGTAGAGACGATCAACAGCTTGCCTGACACCAGTGCTTATCTGGCAACTGCAGGTGGCACCAACACCATCAAGTTCAGAGGTGACGCTGGTTTGTACACAGACGGTGGTGCAATCAACACGCTCACCGAGGAAGAGATTGCGGTGGCAACAGCTAAGGGCTGGACAGTAACACTGGTATAAGGAGGACATGAGAATGAACTATACAAGTTTTGTTTTAACCCGCTTCGATGCGGATGAAGGGAAGCTCTTTGACTGGAAAGAGCCTCGCTATACAGAAGACGAGAACGGCGAACAGGTACAGGAGCATCTGTATGTCAAGACTCTGTTTATTGGCGCTAATGACACCATCGAGAATTATGTTGAGGTAGATGAAGAGGGTAATATCACAGAGCTGACAGCCACAGAGGATGCTACTGATGCTGACTATGTTGCGGCTCTCGCAGAACTGGGGGTTGAGTGATGAAGAGACAGGATTTGATTGAAAAGACTGCCGCTGTAAAGGCAGAAACCACTACAGCTCTCCAGACAATGTATGATGCCCTCAATCAGGGACAGCAGAAGAAGATTGTCAAGGATGAGGCTGTTAAGGCGCTCTTTGACAGATACGGCGTAGTTTACGAAGAGTAAGGCGGTGATGTGATTGTTCTATATCAATCGTGATATGGAGCTGACACCTGATTTGCTCAGCAAGATGATTGGCAGATTCATGCTGAATGAACAGCCGAAGCTCCAGAAATGGAAGAACTACTACGATGGCAAGCACATCATTCTCCAGAAGACTTACACGGACAAGTCCAAGGAATGCAACCACATCGTCACGAACTACTGTAAAATCGTGACTGATACATACAGCGGTTACATTGCTGGCAAGCCGGTAAGCTATGTAAGTAATCAGAATATTGATGATGTGCAAGAAGTCATCAACTACAACGACTCCGATTCGGAGGATATGCAGTGGCTCACCAATGCGCTTGTTTACCATACAGCTTATGAGCTGCAGTGGATTGACAAGTTTGCTCAGGTGCGGTATGCACAGGTGAACCCGCTTCAGGCGTTTGCAATCTATGACAATACTCTGGACTGCGAACTGCTCTATTTTGTGCGTTGGTATGAAGCGGATATGTTTGACGACAGCAATATTTACAATGTCGAAGTCTACTCCAAGAACAGCGTAAAGACTTATAAGTCTCATGGTATCAACGGCGCTCTTGAGTTCATCAAGGAAGAGCCTCACCACTTTGGTGATGTGCCGGTGAGCGTGTTCAAGCTCAACGATTCTGGCGACAACATCTTCAACTGCGTTATCAGCCTGAACGATGCGTACAACGAACTGCAGAGTTCCGAGATTGATGATTTCAACGCATGGGTTGACGCATATCTCACCCTGACTGGTGTGGATGCTGAGACTGACGATATTGCGGCTATGAAAGAGAGCAGAGTGCTTATTCTGCCCAATGGCGCACAGGCTGAGTGGCTCACCAAGAACGCAAGCGACACTCAGATTGTCAATATGCTGGACAACATCAAGGAGAACATCTTCAAGGTTACCGCTTGCCCTGACATGGCAGACGAGAACTTCCTTGCCCAGAGCGGCACAGCACTGTCTTACAAGCTTGTGGGCTTTGAGAATGTAGCTGCGGGTATTGTAGCACAGTTCACCAAGGCTATTCAGCGCAGAATTGAGTTGATCTGCAATGTGCTGAATCTGAAAGCCAGTGATGCTATCTGGCGAGATATTGGCATCAAGTTTGTACGCAACCTGCCTGTCAATCTGACAGAGACTATCCAGCTCGTGAACTCTCTTAAGGGCACTGTCAGCGACGCAACACTGCTCGCACAGATTCCCTTTGTCGATGATGTTCAGGCAGAACTGGAAGCTGTACAGAAGCAGAGAGAAGCGAATATGAGCCTGTTTAGCTTCGATACCCATACCCATGTGGATGATGGAGACGAGGCTGATGTTGAATGAAGAATCTGGAGTATTGGCAGAAGCGAAATCTGAGAACTCAGCGCAGACTCGCAAAAAAGGCTGAGAAAGAAATCGACGAACAGCTCATCAAATACTATCAGAGGGCTGTCAAACGGGTTGTGAGCGACTTTGAAGCAACCTATGACAAACTGCTTGCTACGATTGAGAGCGGCAGAGAACCCACGCCAGCGGACTTGTACAAGATGGACAAGTATTGGCAGATGCAGGGGCAACTCCAAAAGGAACTGCAGAAACTTGGCGACTATAGCCTCACACTTCTACAGAAGCAATTTGTGGAACAGTATATGGAAGTGTATGAGTCTATGAACCTGCCGAGCACAGCGGTTTATGGCACGATGGATAATACGATGGCACGGCAGATGATTAACACTGTTTGGTGTCCAGACGGCAAGACATGGAGCCAGCGCATTTGGGACGATATGCAACTGCTCACCCAGACTTTGAACGAAGAACTTGTACATTGTGTTATTACTGGTAAGAAAACGAGTGAGCTGAAGAAGCTGTTGCAGGAGCGGTTTGATGTGAGTTATCACGCCGCTGATAGAATCGCCAGAACTGAGATTGCACATATCCAAACTCAGGCGGCACAACAGCGTTACAAGGACTATGGCATCAAGCAGGTAGAAGTGTGGGCAGACAAAGACGAGCGCAGGTGTGATGTATGCGGTAAGCTGCATAAGACACGATACCCTGTTGGCGCTCATATGCCTGTTCCTGCGCATCCGAACTGCAGATGCACTATCGTTCCGGTAATTGAATAACTGTTTTGGATAACTGGGATTGGCCTTTTCTGGCCTGTCCCTTTTTTCATGCCATTAAGGGGCTTGGGCATTAACTAAGCAACTGAAAAAATGAGAAAAAGGGGCGCTCATTGAGGCGCAACTTAGGAGGTATTCACTATGGCAGAAATCATTGATAACACTGGTGTTGAAACTACCACACAGACTACTGAGACTCAGGAGCCTGAAACCAAAACCTACACTCAGGAGGAAGTGCTTGCACTGCTCCAGAGCGAGGCCGATAAGCGTGTGACTGCGGCGCTGAAGAAGCAGCAGAAGCAGTACGAAAAGCAGCTCTCCCTGTCGAAGCTGGACGGTGATGAGCGTGCAAAGGCTGAAAAGGATAACCGCATTGCTGAGCTTGAGGAACAGCTCGCACAGTTCCAGATTGAGCGTAATCGTTCCGAGCTGAAGAGTGTTCTGTCCAGTCGTGGACTGAGCGCAGAGTTTGCGGATATCGTGAACATCTCTGATGACATCGAAGCATCTCAGGCAAATATCGACAAGCTGGACAAGCTCTTCAAGGCTGCTGTTAAGGCAGAGGTTGAGCGCAGACTGGCTGGCTCTGCTCCTGCTGGCAATACCACTGTCGTTAGTGGCAATGTCACCAAGGAACAGGCAATGAAGATGTCTGTCGCTGAGCTGAGAGAACTTCAGAAGACACATCCCGAGGTTTACAACAACCTCTACAAATAACAATTAGGAGGCTATAAAACTATGGCACATACTGTTTATGAAAATTTCATCCTGTCCAATAAGATGAACGACATCCTGACTACTCAGGTTAATCTGAACAACTATCTGACTATCGACAACTCTCTGGCTCATGCTGCTGGCATGAAGATTGTTGTCAACAAGTACACCAGCACCACTGGCAATGTGGAAGAGCTGGGCATGGGCGAGGGTAACTCCAAGTCTTTGGAAGTCAGCTTCACTCCTGTTGAGTACGAAGTGAAGACTTACCAGGGCAAGTTCGCTTTCTACGACGAGCAGGAAATGAGCGATCCCTACATCGTTGATGTTGGCCTGAAGCACTCCGCTGACGAGATGGTGAATGAGTTCACCGCCAAGGCTATCGCCGAGTTCGAGAAGGCTTCTCTGGGCACCACTCCCGCTGCTTGGAGCTTTGAGGCTGTCGTTGACGCTATCGCTGAGATGAATCTGGAGAACGAGGACGGCCTGTTCCTGCTCATCTCTCCCGCTGACAAGGCTGCTTTCCGCAAGGCTCTGAAGGACGATCTGGTTCACTCTGAGGCTTATGTCCGTACCGGTTACATCGGTTCCGTTGCTGGTGTTCCCGTTGTCGTGTCCAAGGCTGTTCCTGCTGGCAAGGGTTATCTGGCTACCAAGGATGCCGTTACCCTGTTCATCAAGAAGGACACCGAGACTGAGTACGAGCGTGACGCTGATACCCGTAACAACTCTTACTGGGTTCGTAAGTGCGCTGTTGTTGCTCTGACTGACGACACCAAGGCAGTCAAGATTGCTATCGGCGCTTAATCAGCTCCAACTTAGTGCGGGGGTGGGGTGTCTGCTCCCGCACATTTTCTAAGGAGGATTAAGTATGATTGATGAAATCAGAATCATGCTGGGTGAAGCCAGCGACAACTATTCTGATGCGCAGATTGGCTTGGCTCTGAAACACGCTCTGGCAGAGGTTGAGAGCTACTGCAAGAGAAAGATTGATTATGAGCTGGAGATTTGTGCTGAGAGAATTGCTGTCCTTAAGCTCCTGCGCCAGAACACCGAGGGTTTGGCTTCCCAGTCCTTCAGCGGCGTAAGTGAGAGCTATGTGGACGGCTATCCTGCCGATATTCAGGCAATCTTGGACAGGAAAAGAAAGATTACAGTTCTGGGGTGATTTGATGATTGTAGCAGATATGCGTACATACGATTACTTCACCTATGGCGACAATGATGGCTATGGACAGCCCACACTGTCAGAGACGGTGCAGGGCTCTGTCAAGATGGCTATCAACACAACCTCCCAGTCTGTCCAAGACAATATCAACTACAAGGACGCTTCTTACATCGGCTTGACTCTCGCCAGCGTGGATGACACCTATGTTATCCAGTACGGTGACGAGAAACTCAAGGTTCTGTATGTTCAGCCCAAGGGCAGATTTAAGCAAGTGTTCATGGGTGAAATGTGATGGATATCAAGTTCACCGGCTTGGAAAGCGTTCTGAGCAAATTGGATGAACTTGGCGACACAGGGAATTACGAGGCAGCAGTAGGCAAGGCGTGCGCACTGGTGGAGCGGGATGCCAAAATCAAGGCTCCCAAGGATAACGGACATTTGCGCCGCAGTATCACCAGTAAGGTAGAGTCGATTGGTGGAGAAATCACCGGCACTGTTTACACTCCCCTCGAATACGCTCCCTATGTTGAGTTTGGCACGGGTTTGTTTGCGGAAGAGGGAGGCCGCAAGGATGTACCGTGGCATTACAAGGACGACAAAGGCGAATGGCATTCCACTTCTGGACAAAAGCCACAGCCATTCATTCGTCCTGCACTGAATGACAATCGAGAGAAGATTGTCCAAATGATTAAGGAGGGCATCAGCAATGATTAACTATCATAAGGAATTGGTTGCTGCCCTTGGCACAGTCCTCCCCACACACTATGAGATGACACTGACAAGCAAGACTGCCACTCCGTGTATCAGTTATATGGAGTTGAATAACTATGTATCTGCGCAAGGCGATACTTTGGGTTATAGCGCTATTGGCTATCAGGTAAAGGTGTGGGCTACGGATATTGCAACTATCCAAAAGTACGCTTTGGAGCTGGATGTCGTTCTGCGTGAACTTGGGTTCAAGAGAACTGCGAGCGTAGAACTCTATGACAATAACAGTTCCATGATTCAAAAGGTTATGACTTACGAAGCCCTGGCTTTGGAGAGTTTTAACCAAGACTAAATAATATAGGAGGCTATAACTATGGCTGGTATTCTGACTAAGGGCATTACCCTTTCTTACAAGGCTGCTGAGGCGGCTGATTACACTGTTCTGACTAATCTGCAGGAGATTCCCTCTATCGGCAACGCAAGCCCCCGCTCTCGTGTCGATGTCACCACTCTGGATGACGATAAGATGCAGAGCATCGCTGGCCTGCAGGAAGAGGCTGAGTCCGATCTGGCATTCAAGTTCCTGTACGAGAAGACTCAGTTTGAGACTCTGATGGCAATTACCGAGAAGACTGATTGGCGTGTGTCCATGCCTAACGGCGTGTATGCCGACTTCGTTGGTATCCCTGCTGTCGCATTTGACGGCGCTGGCGTGAACGCCGCTGTCACCTACACCCTGAACATTTCTGTTGAGGGCGAGTTCGAGTTTGGCTCTGCTGCCTAACTCATAACGAGATAATGAACCAATGGGGGCTGGCCTAAGTGCCGCCCCCTACTACAACTAAACTTAAGGAGAGATTAAATATGTATACTGAACTGATTATTGGCGGCGATACCTATAAGCTGCGTCTGAACACCCGTGCATCCATCCAGCTTGAAAAGGCTCTGGGTTGCAATCCTATGAACATCCTGATTGCTATGGAGAGTGGCAATCTGCCTAAGCTGAACGATGTCATCATCATGCTGCAGGCTATGCTGCAGTGCTTCCACCACGGCTATAACACTGACAAGACTATCGACTTGTTCGACAAGTATGTTGACGATGGCAAGAGTATGCTCGACTTGCTGCCCGTGTTCATCGAGGTGTTCCAGAAGAGTGGTTATATTTCTGAGCAGACTGGCGAGGATGGCGCAGACGAAAAAAACTAACGGAGCCGCCCTCCTTAAGTGAGATTGCGTATTCACATCTGCAGCCTGCCATTAACCTTGGACTTGAGGAAGAAAAGTTCTGGGAAATGACGGTTGCAGAGGTGTCTCGCTTTGAAGAGGGAGCTATATGGCGATTGAAACAAAAAGCTCAGTTTGATTACGCCTTAGCCAACCTTATTGGCATTTCTTCTGCTCGAATCATGTCTACCGAAGTTAAGTTCCCCACACTCTATGAGGCTTACCCTGATTATTTTGAAGAGGAACTGATGAAGGAAGCAGAAGAGGAGAGAGCTGCCAACGAAACTATGAATCATTTCTTGGAGTTCGCCAATAAACACAACGCCAAGAAAAGGAAGGAGGGAGGCGAAAAGACATGACGGGCGAAACCCTAAATATTAAAATTCGGCTTGATACAAGCGAAGCTACTGCTGGTGCCAAGAAGCTGAAGACACAGCTCACCAGTATGGCTGGACAAGTAAAGAAAAGCATCCCGCAAATCAGCTCTGAGAGTAAGAATGCTGCTAAGTCTTTGAATAGCGTCACAAAGGCCAGCTCCGATGCTAAAAAGGCAATCGGTAGGATTGGTGATGAGGCCAAGAGCCTCTCTGATGTCGCTAAACAGAGCGAAAAGGTTGCGTCTTCTCTCAAGAGCATTCGTTCTACTGGCGGTAGTATAAAACTCAGCATGGACACTGGCGGCATGACTGAGGGCGCAGGTGAGGCTGAATCTTCCCTTGAAAGCATGAGGGGGACAATGACAGGAATCCTTGGACTCCAGTTCTGGGATGTTCTGTCTGAACCCATCAAAGACTTTGTAAAGGGAATTAAGAGCAGCATCTCTGGCATCGCTGGATTCGGCAGTACAATCAAGGACTCTCTTGATAAGGCGATGGCGAAGATCAGCGTGTCCAAAGATGTTATCCGTGCAATGAAGTCCAATATCAAGGATGTCAACAAAAACATCAAGGATATGGCGAAGAACATGGGTGTCAGCGTAAAGGAACTTAAGACGAAGCTCTCATCTGGCATCAATCATGTGAAAGACGGCATTAAGCGATACAGGAAAGAGATTGTCAAAGCCAACAAGGAAATTGTGGCATCGTTTAAGCCTGTTATTGCTGAAGTCGGCAAGGTTGGAGCTGCAATAGGCAAGCTGGCTCTCAAGCTCGCTGCTGTATCCAGCGCACTTTTTGCTGTTGCTGGTGTAATGATTGCCAATGGCACCAAGGAGTACCGTGAGGAGCAGGCTAAACTTGTCTCTGCGTTCCAGTCTGCAGGAGCGAGTGCCAAGGAAGCTACACAGGCTTACAGAGGTATCTTTAGGTTCCTCGGTGATTCAGCATCTGCTGTTGAGGCGGCTAACCATCTGGCTAAGCTGACAACCAACACTAAGGAGCTTGCTGAGTGGACAACCATCTGTCAGGGTGTCTACGCTACCTTTGGCGATTCCCTCAGAGTAGAGGGATTGACGGAGGCGGCGAATGAGACAGCCAGAACCGGTGTTGTCACAGGCGTGCTCGCCGACGCATTGAATTGGGCTGGCGTTCAGGAGACGGCTTTCAACGAAAGACTGGCTCAGACTACTTCTCTGTCCGAGCGTGAGGCTCTTATCAGAAAGACACTCAATGGACTGTATAGCGATGCTGCGGCTCTTTACGAACGGAACAACCAAGCAGCGATTGCCCAGAACGAAGCACAGGCTCGCCTTAGTGCCACTATGGGTAAGATTGGACAGACAACTCAGGTTCTCGTCACTTCACTGACTAATCTGGCGAATACAGCACTTACTGTGCTTGCCCCCGCTATTAGTTATGTGAGCGCTGTTTTCTCTGTTCTTATCGACAAACTTTCTCAGGCTATCCAGTGGATTGGTAGCCTGTTGGGTATCAGCTTTGCAGTTGATACCGTATCTGGCATTGTTTCTGGCGCAGGCGCAGGACTGGACAGCGTGGCTGGCTCTGCTGGCACACTGACAGATAATCTGGAAGCGGCAACAGGAGCAGCCGAAAAGCTCAAGAAGACTACTATGGGCTTCGACGAGCTGAACATTGTGACGAACCCCAATACATCCAGTGGTGGCGGTAGCTCTACTGATATTGGTGGTGGCGGCACTACAAGCATTCCTGCTCTCAATACTGGCACGGGTATCCTCGGACAGATTGGTGAGCAGACAGACAAAATCAAAGCGAAAATCGAAGAGTTCTTCGAGAAGTGGAAGACTCAGATTGCAATTATCGCCGGTGCTCTCGGTGCGCTTGGCATTGCTGGACTGTTGGAACATCTGGGCAGGGCAATCGGCCTTGGCGACAAGTTCCTCGCCACAATGAAAACCATCAAGAAACTGGCGGCGACAGTAATCACGATTGTCCTTCAGTACACCCTTGTGAATGAGTTCATGGATAACTTCATTCAGGGTGGTGGACTCAAGGAGTACATTAAGGGACTGATTGTGTCCGCTCTGGGCACTTGGGTTCTGTATTCCATGTGGGGTACAGGTGGCTTAATTATTGGACTCGGTGTAACTGCCGTGGCATCCCTTAAGGCTGTATTCGATAACGGTGGTATCACCAATGCTGAGAGTGCTTTGGTGGCATTCACTGGTATTGCTTCGGCTATTACCGCCATTGGTATTGCCGCCAAAAAGGTTATGCCATTTGTCAAGGATTTGGTTGCCGCACTGAAGGGAACAACCACTGTTGCTCAGTCTGCAGCGTTTGTTAAAATCTCTGGTGAAATCACCAAAATTGGTACGGCTGTCAAGGGTATCTCCGCAGTATTCAAGGGAGTTGTTACCGCTGTCGCAGGCTTCGGCAAGTCCATTGGCGCTGCTCTGAGTGGTGCGGTGTCTGCTGTCGGCAGTTTCGCAGGAACCATCGGTAGTGCGCTTGGCTTGACTGGTGGTGCAGCTATTGCTGCTGGCTGTGCGATTATCGTTGCGGCTATTGCGGCTGTTGCAGGTGCCATTACATTCCTCGTGAAGAACTGGAAAGAGTTCACACAGGCAATCAAGGACTTCTGGAATGAAAACATCGTTCCCAAGTTCGAGTCTATGGGCGAGAGCTTCAGGGGAATTGGTGAGGCTGTAATGGGCATGGTAGATGCCTTTGTCAACCTTGGTAAAACCATCTGGAATGCGCTCCCCGAGGGGCTGCAGGAGTGGTTAGCTGGCGTATGGCAGGGTATCAAGGATGTCGTTGCGGCAATCGGCGAATGGTTCAAGAGCATTGACTGGCTCAAGGCAATCGGCGATGCGTTTGAATTTGTCGGCATGATTGTCATTGACATTCTCGGCGGCGCTGTAATGGGCGCTATCCAAGGTGTGATTGGTGCGATTGACGGCGTTGTCAAGGTAGTTGAGGGCGCTGTAAAAATCGTGGCAGGTGCGGTTGAGGCAATCGTTAGATTGTTCTCTGGCGACTTGCAGGGTGCATGGGATGCCGTCAAGAAGATTGGCGACGGTATTCTGGATGTCTTCAAGGGACTGTATAAGGCAACCATCGGTGTTGTCGTTGATTTGGTTGAGGGCATTATTGACTGGTGCGTCCATATGTGGGATGTCCTCGTTGGACACTCCATCATCCCCGACATGGTTGAGGCTATCATTGACTGGTTCTGGAAGCTCCCGACTCAGGTTGGCGAGGCTATCAAGAAGTTCGTTAATGATGTCATCACCAAAGTTAAGGATATGTGGAACAACATCAAGAACTGGTTTACCTCTAATGTTGCGCCTAAGTTCACTACGGCGTACTGGAACACCAAGTTCGATACCATCAGACAGAGCATCACTGACAAGCTCAACGCTGCAAAGACGACTGTCCAGAACACTTGGGAAAGCATTAAGAGCTGGTTCAGCTCCAATGTTGCACCTAAGTTCACCAAGTCTTATTGGACTACCAAGTTCGATACGATTCGGCAGGGTGCTACCGAAAAGCTCAATGCGGCAAAGACATCTATCCAGAATGTGTGGAGCACTATTTCCAACTGGTTCAAAACCTCTGTTGCTCCGAAGTTTACTGTAAGCTTCTGGACAAACAAGTTCAATGTAATCAAGGATGGTGCCAAGTCTGCATTCAACGGACTGATTAGCATTGTGGAGAGAGCTATCAACTACATCATCAACAAGCTCAATACCATTAGTATTTCCATCCCGAGCTGGGTTCCCGGCATTGGTGGCAGCTACTTTGGTATCCATCTCAATCCTGTTTCCATTCCTCGCTTGGCTGAGGGTGGCATTGTCACCTCCAGTACGCTCGCCAACATCGGTGAGAGAGGTAAGGAAGCTGTTCTGCCTCTGGAGAACAACACTCAGTGGATGGATGCGCTTGCTGACAGAATCGCCGCACGCAATAGCACACCTTCCAAGATTGTGCTTAAGGTTGGCGAAAGAGAGCTTGGTTGGGCAACCATCGACTCAATCAACGGAATCACTAAACAGACAGGAGGGTTACAGTTACAACTGGCATGAGTTATTTAGTAATTAACGGCACTGATGTGTCCAAGTTTGTGAAGCATGGCGGATTGAAAGTTGGCTATGAAACCCTCGTTTCTGAGGATTCAGGCCGTAATGCCGCCGGTGACACGGTGATTGACATCATCAATCGTAAAGTCAAACTTTATGTG